TTAGAGCCCGAGCCATTCTTTTATCTCGTCACGGTAAGCGTCGGGCATTTTCTTCGCATAGCGTGTCACCATGGTAATAGTTCTCCATCCGCCGTCATCTTTTAAGCGTAGGAGGTCTTTGTGCAGGCAATAATGCCATGTTGCGAATGTGTGCCGTAAGCAGTGAGGCGTTAGGTCTGGAACAAACTTAGTTTTTGCCTTGTCTTTCCCCTTGGGTATCCACACGCGATAATGTCCTGGAAGGCCAGCATTTTTGCAGGCAGTTGCCCAGGCCGTCTTGATTTGACCGCCCCCTGTGCGTCCAGTGTCATAATATGTTGCGCCAATCTGCTTGCTGGATTTGGAGCCGTAGGCGCTCTTACATCTGACAGGGCGGAATACGCGGCCTACCCTGCCCTTTATGCCTTCCAGAGCGCGCAGCACAACGGGTGGTAGATCTATGTGGCGTTCGTCATCCTGTTTTTGCCAAACAACGGCGCGCTTCCCTACTATATCAACATCTTTCCAATCCAGCTCAAGAGCTTCTGACATGCGCGCACCCGTGCCAATAAGAAAAATGAGTAAAGGCTGAATATGTAATGCGGCAGCTTCGACCAAGGCTGTGGCTTCTGCTGGGCGCAAAAACTGCATACGGACCTGCTGCACCTTGGGGCGTTGGAATGCTGGCTTGCTGCACCAACCTCGTATAGCGGCAAACTCCAGTACAGCTCGTAAGGGTGTCAACACCGCGCGTAATTTGGTTGCTCCGGTGGCCTGTGTGCCTTTGGTCAATATGGCCTTATAGGCATTGTCCAGTTCGTGCTGCCCGATATTCTCCAGTTTAGTTGTTCCAAAGTGCAGCAAAAGCCTACGTAAATGTGTGCGTGTTGTTTCTGTTCTTGGTTCAGCTTCCATGTATGCGGTTACGGCATGGGCGAATGTTACCGTCGCCCGCTTGCCATAGACTGATTCAGTCCAGAGTTCTGCCTCGCGTTTGGCTCTAAATGCCTCCGCTTGGTCGGGGTCAGAAGTGCCAGTGCACTCGAATAAGCTTTGTCCGCGGACGGTACCGCGTATGTAGAGCGTTTTTCTGCCGGGGCGTGTGACGACTTTGAGAGGCATTCCAGGCTATCAATCAACCGAATTATATCATCAGGATGGAAAACAATGCGCCCGACAATGCGCCGGTGCGTTGGGCCGCCGTTATGCTCGGGGTAGCATTTCAGATGCTGGAGCAGTTTATTCCGGCCGATAGCGCCCTGTAGGCGCTCCAGCACATCCGGCACTCGCAAGAGTTTAGGGACTTCAGCCACTACACTTCTCCCGCCAGCAACTCGGCTATTTGCGTGGGGGTGAGGATGGGGCCTTTATAAATCCATCCCTTCATGTCCTCATGCGTCAGAAAATCCTCTGCATCTTGGTAGCTGTATTCCGTCCAGCCACCACCATTTTGATGCCAGTAATAAACTATTTCTGATCCTTCCAAGTCAGGGACTTGGATTGCATGTGCGCCATCCCGCTCAGGAAACATCGGAACGCCGGGCCGCTCAGGGTTGGGCCAGTTTGTGGGGTTGGTCATGACTGTTCTTCCTCATGATCGGCAACTTGAAGGGCAACTGGTGGGTGCGAATGTGTTCCGACGCACCACAATTCTACGCTTCCACCCCGGTTGAGGGTCTCCAGTTCGTCTGGTGTTGGCTCCCAGCGTGTGACGAGACACCCATCTATCCGGCGAGCAAACAAATCGCGCACTCCGTCTCGGCCGCCGCGAAGAACAACGTCTGAACCAACAATGTTTAGCGGGATCATTGTGCGGCATCCTGCGCGAGTTCGTTCCATCCTTCATGAGCTAATTCCTCAGTGTCCTCGAGCGGGCCTTCTTCGCCGCATATCTGGCAGAAACACTCGAAACCGTGGTATCCGAAGAACTCACTTGGCCTGGTCCCGATTGTGGAACTTGCGCAGGTTGGGCAGCTTTTCAGTTCCTCGCTCATGCCGCACAGCCTTTGAAAAATACCAACCAATGCGACTTTGATGTTTTACCGCACCTATTGCCAAAGACTGGCTTTTGGTCAGTTAAGGATAGAATTTCGGATACTTTGATGTCTTGCTCGTTCCATTTGAAAACGAGCGTTCCATCTTCCTTGAGCACACGAAAGCACTCTGAAAAACCTGCGGAAATATCTTCCTGCCAGTTGTCTGTCAGCTTTCCATACTTCTTGGCCAGCCAGCTACTCTGTCCGTTACGGATCAAGTGTGGAGGATCAAACACCACAAGCGCGAATGTTTCGTCCGCAAAAGGTAGGTTTCTGAAATCCAGAATTTCATCAGGATGAATCTGCAGATGCCTTTTCCCCCCTGAACTGCTCTTGTCGGTAAGGGAAAAATCTATGTGCCGTATATCGCCAAACAGCACTCTGTTATCAGCCTTATCAAAATAGAACATTTTGCTGCCACAGCATGGATCAAGAATAGATTGGCTCACGGTTGCATTCATGCCGTCACCTCTGGCGTGCCTGCGTTGTATTCTGGAGCGAACCAATCTGCCTTCGGAGTGTTCGGCATTTTCCGTGTCATGTATTCACACTGGATCAGGACATAGCGCCCAGAGCCATGGGTATAGGTAAGTAAGCGGCTTTTGAGCGGGTCGCCTGTACGAGTGGTGCCAACGCCAAACGTCCAGCCTAGATTGCCGTAATCAATGCAAACCTGCTCTGGCTTACGCTTCCCCTCGTTTACCCGGAATGCGTCAAAATGCGTCCATTCCAGAAGGCGGCCCATGCAATCCGTCATTTGGCCTGTAGCGTCAGAGCCCATGCCAATACCGCTAACGGGCTCCATGTTTTCCCGCACCCATGTCATGATCGGCAGGAGGTTGGTGACGATATTGCCGTCTCCACGGGCCTCCATGATGCAGTAGCGGTCATCAGACAGATCCTGCATGGAAACATGGCTGGTCGCCAGCACTCCACCTTCCGACCATTCAGCGCAACAGTCGTCATCGCAGCCAGAATAGTCCGACGGGTTCCCGACTGGACAGACGAATATCCCTCCCCCGCTTGCAAACACCATATCCGGCACCATCAGGTCACATATGCCTTCTGGTAGCTCTTCGGGCTCACCGCCCGGCGGGATCAGCTTTGGAGCCACTGGCGGCCTGCACGCACCCAGAATGCAATCTGGTACGGTGAAGCGCATTTCCCGCACACCTTCAGGCGTCGTCAGGGTCGCTTCCGCATCGTAGGCAATGGCCATTGTCTTCCCATTGGTCGCGGCCACAATGCACCCGCCTGCAGCAGCGCGTATCACGGATACACCCGCATAGTTTGACCAGCGCGGCAGTGGCAGTGACAGGCTTTTCGGCCCACGCAGGATGGGGGCCAAGAAGTTCAGAACATGCGGCGAAATGCGGGCCATGAATTTCAGGTTCTGCTCGTCTTTTTCCTGCTTTTCTTTGCGGCGGCGTGCATCATTCAGGACACCACCCACAACGGCATTCAGTTCTTCCCGGCTGACGGTAAACGTGGCGGCACCTGGCTGTTGGCGCAGCTGCGCGCTTAAAGACGCTAGCGCATTGTTGAATGTAATGGTCATGCTGCATTCACCTCGCTTTTTTCTCGGAGCGCCTGCGCATTATCTGTCCGGCCGACAATACGGGGCTCATCATTGTCTGTTTCGTCCAGCTCGCATTCTGGGAACTCGATGCGGAAATGCGCGTCTGAAAGAGTTATTTTGAACACTCCATCTCCTACAAACGACATTTCCAAAAACCACCCAGGCAGGTCGGCGCCGCTACGCCCGGTAATGACACTGCGGCCGTCCTGGCGGTGTTTGCTGCAATCTGGAAAATCGATTTGGCTGCGGCTTTCCAAATCAGCCAGAACGCCACGGTACCGGCCTGCGGAATGGTTTTTTAGTGTGATCTGGTATCGGGGCACTCTGGGTCTCCGTTGCCATCTCTCGGATTTTTCCAAGCGTCAGCTATTGGCCCTGGTGCGCCAAAATGCACGGGAACCCAGCTGGGCATGCGGCCACATAACCAACGGCGCAGGTCCGCTACTTTTGCAGGCATTTCTGCTGTTTCGGGCTTTGGTAGATGATCATGCGCAAGGTTCTGTAGTGTGCGTCCGCCAACGCAGGACAGAAACTCTGGCGTATCTACTGGCGGCATAAGGCCGTCCGCATTCACAATGGCGCCAATCCATTCCCCTGCATTATAGGATTCTGCCGAGTGGGAGACTTGGTTTTGCCGATGCAGAGGGGTCAGGTTTATTGTTCTGGCCAATGCCTCGCCTACCATGGCGGCAAAAGTATTGGCATCAGGTATGGTTATTGTCCCTTCGGGGGATACAATGGCCGCCAGAATTTCACGTAGATCATACCGGCCTGCGGCATAGGCAATCAGCAGGGCGGTCCCTGCTTTTTCTGGCGCCATACGCAAGGGGGAGCGTAGAGCATCGTGCAGTGCTTCGTTCCGGATATCTGCCAGCATGTCATACCCTGCCTTGGTAATCTGGCACACATCGTCCGGTAGTGCTTCAGGCTCCTCTGCGGGCAGTTCTGGCTCGTGCTCTTCCTGCTCGGTGGCATCGGTGCTGTGCGTTGTGACGGGGGCAGTGGTAGCCTTGGTTGTGGTGGCAGGTTTTATCACCACATCCACCACGCGGCCCGCATCCATCCAGTCGTTCGCGGGCACAATGGCGTATGCGCGTTTGTGTTTGCTGCGTGGGGTTAAAGGCTCCTTGCGTTCTACATAAACCCAGCCGGTCGGCAGCTTTGGTAGTTGCGCCATTGGACTGTATTCCAACAGCATGGCCGGTTCGTCGCCGTTTTGAATGCGGTCCTGAACGGCTGCTAGCTGGGCAGTCATAAACCCAGCGATATCGCCTGTGGTGAATTGCTCCGGTGAGCCCGGCTCGGCAAACAAATCCTCATCAAAATGCACGCCCGATTCCGCCACATCAAATATGGCGCGGTCCTGCGGTATCCGGTGTGCCGTGCATTCTGCACTGACCGATGTCCATGTAACGCCGTGCGGGTAGTTGTGGCGCTCAAAAGCTGCAATCTGCTGGTCGTGCGGTGCCTGTGCAATAATGCCAAGGGTCCGCCATGGCGGCAGTTGTTTGCCGGCCATGGCGTCCAGCAGCCGGGGGGCAATCTGGCTGAGAATACTGATCTGCTGAATGTGCCGATCAGGCATCCCCAAAGATGCCCCGGCTGATTGCAGCGAATATCCGGCCTGGATCAGCTGATCAATGTGCCGCCACAGGTCCACAGGATCAACCGGCAGACGCACCACGTTTTCCGCGGCTTGTGCCGCTTCGCTTTCCAACTCGCCCATAAGCCGGATTTCGGCAGGCACTTCTGCCAAGCCTACCCGGCGTGCTGCGGCAACACGGCGGTATCCTGCAATCAAAACGTACCCGCCGTTTGGGTCGGGCCTTACCAATATGGGTTGGAGCACGCCAAGTGCTGCAATGCTGGCCTCCAGTGCGGCATCAGCTGTGGCGCAATGGCTCGTGCGGCGCATATTGCCATTTTCCTGTATGTCATCCAGAGCAATCAGCATGGTGCTGCTCCCTGTTGCGGGGCTGCACCGGTCCCCCATGCGCTCAGCAGCAAGGATTCCAGCCGCAGGCGCAGTGCATCTGCGTCCGCTGTGCAGGTCTGGCAGCCGCGTGCATTGCCATGGGCATGGGCTTTTCGGGCGTGGCGGTCCAGCGCGTAGGCTTGCAGTTGCAGGCAGCGGGCAACGGTTTGCTGGTTTTTGTCCAGCTGATTAAACAGGGCTTCAGGGTCCACAATGTTCATGGGGCATTCCCTTTGCATGGGGGTGGAACATGGGCTGGCGCAGGCACAACACGCCGGGGTGCTTCATCCGTTAACTGGCGGGCAATGGCATGGGCCTGCTCCGCAAGGTCGGGGGCACCGTTAAGGGCGTGGTGGCTGGCCAGCTCGCGGTACGCATCCGCCGCAATCAGCAGGGCATCAGCGGAAAAGCGAGTTACACGCAGCAGCAGTTGCGCAGGCGTACGGTGGCATCGTGGGAGGCGTCGCTTCATGAACGCTTGCCCCGAATACCAAAGCTGGTCTTGAAAGAAGCGATGTGACTCCCAATATCACTCGCTGGTTTATTTAATCTAAGGCTCTGAACATGAGTAAAAAACACAACGATGTTATTCACGCAGCACTCATTCAGGCTGCTGCCGTTCTGACCCAAACATACTTTGTTAACCGCCCTCAAAGGGGCGAGGAGACAATTCTGGAAAAATTTCAGGAAATGCTGCAAGGTGCTGAGCAGAAATTTAGTGCGCACATCGCCAGCGAGCACGACAAGAAATAAGCTGCACTCCTGTTGAGTGCGCCGGGGGGAGCTGCTGTTGCCAGCGGCCCCTCCCCCTTCCATCATGGCGGTTAAGTCACCAGCAATGAGGAATCCGGTACAGGACGATAAAAAACCAATACCCTTGCCAGAGCGCGTTCCAGCGCCGGGGCTGGGAACAAAGCAGGCTCCACGGCCGAAATAATCGGAACTTATTGCCCGGTTATCAGGTGCACCAATGCGGCGGCTATGGGCATTGCTGCAAAGCTGATCCATGAGAGTTCCAGCCAGCGCGCGCCCGTGGTTACGCGGGGCCGATTGTAGTCTATGCCCGCTTGGAAGCTCATGGCGAGGTGTTCCACTACTGCCAGCTCGTTGGGCAGTTCCGTGTAAACGAACCATTCTGGCGTTTGCGTGCCGGGTGCCCATCCTCGGGGTCTCATGACCATAATGGTGCAAATGGCCGTCATGATTGAAAACAGGCTGAATGCCAGCATTGTGTAAGGGAGCTTCTGGCTGCTGGTTAGCACCAGAAATGCGCAGGACACGGTATTGCTCCAGCCCAGCGTTTGGTCTGAGCGCGATATAATTCCGTCCAGGCATGCCTCCTGAAAGTCCAGACGCTGTTTTGCGTGCTCGACCGCCTGCCTGGCGCACCAAAGTCGAAGTCCGTCTGAGGCCACTTCTCCGACTTCTATGACCATCGCCCCGTCTGCTGAGGTCGGTGAGCGCTCGCTTGTTTCTGCCATGTTGAACCTCTGAAACGGCCATGACGGCCCTCCATCGTTGGTGATGGAGGATTGTTAGCAGTGCTAATAAAATTAGCGCAAGAAAAAAGTTAGCAATGCTAACCTTATCTTACTTTTTAGGTTTAACGCCGGCCATTCCCCTAATCGCAGCTATGATGAGGGCCTGTTGCTCTAGTGGAATCTCTCGCAACAATGTCAAGGCTTCAAGCTCAGTTTTAGTCTGAGCTCGTGCAAGTTCATCAGGATCATTTCCTGTCAGAAGCCATGTTGTGTTTGTGCCTAGCGCCACGGCAAGTGCCTCAAACCTGTTGGGTTTAGGTATGGCACGCCCTGTCTCATACTGCGTAACGGCGTTGCCTGTGACGCCAATCATGCCTCCAAGCTCGTCTGTTGTGAACCCCAAAAGTTCCCTTTTCGTTCTAATCCGTTCGCCAATAATTTTAGCTTTAGGATCAAACTGTCGTTTTGGGTGTGATGAGCTTTTAGTCATAAGATAGGCATAGCGGGCATTCTTAGTGTTTCATCCTTAATTTGCTTGCTCCAAAATGTTAGCAATGCTAACGAAAAATTATGCGTGATAAGATTCTGAAAGAAATCACTGATCGTCGTGGGGCTGTTACGCGAATAGCGAAAGCCTGTGAAATCAGCACGGCCGCAGTCTCTCGGTGGCGTCGTGTCCCGCGCAGTCGCGTGCTGATTGTCGCGGAAATCACGGGGTTTAAACCGCATGATATTCGCCCAGATATTTTTGAAGCTCCACGTCTTCAAGAGAAAGAAGAGGCGGCATGATGTGTGCCCTAGAGCTTCTTAAAATCGGCATCGATGACGCCACCCACGGACAGCCGAAGAAATTCGGACATCGTCGCGGGCGCACGGTAAGTTTTTCCGGTAGATTCGTCATAAATGCCTTTGATTTCGTCCCACGCCAAAAATCCTTCCTTTCCACTGGTGAGGTCTATGGCGCCGAGGCCGCGAACGTAGGGCCAGCCTTCCATCCACTCAAAGGCAACTGTTCGGAGTTGGATTTTATAGCGCTTCTTGCCGCTATTGTTGCCAATAATCTGGATGATGCGGGACGGAGAGCATGTGCAAAGATCATCGCCTTGCGGATATCCCCAAAGATTTGGAATTCTGGTAAATTTTTCAGAATTTTCAGCAGTCATGTCCATAAGTGGAATGGCTGCAATTTTTTCTGGGTGGTGAGGTTTTGGGCCCGACTTAACGACTACTTTGTAAAACCCAACGATGCCAATGCTCACAACCCCCAGCATCAACCAATCATCCAGCCGCATCGTGGGTTAGCCTTTCATCTACCTGCACAAGAATCCTCCGTGCGTGTGTGTTGCAACCACATGGTGGTCCGTTGCGCCCGGGGTAGCAATGCCCCGGGCTGCAAGGGGTTTATGTAATGCGTGGCGGTATGCGCCATATCGGCACTATCCTGCCCGTCGCTCTGCTGGGCATACTGGAGGCGCGGCGTGTCAGCCCTGACCAGCCAGCCCCCTGCCCTTCTTCCTGTGCGCCCTCCTCTGCCAGTTCCAACACTCTCAACAGGTGTGACACTGGCATAAAGGACGCCCAAGATGTTGGGTATTTCACCCAAGCGCGCGGGTATTTCACCCAAGGGGACGATGGAGGGCCAACCCATGTCGGGTAGCACCCTGTCTGACCAGTTCCAGAACACCATAGCAGCAGAAATAGAAAACCGCCGCGCGCGCGGGCTCAAGGCTGCTTTTGGTGAGGTCGCGCGCCTGTTCGGTCTAACCGAGCGCCGGGTGCGGGCCTGCTGGCATCATGAGATACGCCGTGTATCGCTGGATGAATGGGAGGCTGTGCACCATCGGCGGCGCGAGCTGCTGCAGCAACGGCATGCAGAACTGGCGCAGGAGATTGCTCAGTTGACAGCAACCCTGCAAGCGGATGGCGGGGTGCCATGATCGAACCCGCCACAATTTTATTTGGGATCAGTGCAACGTGCATCGTGGTTCGGATTGTCACCAGCAGCCGTGTGCAGGTGGAATTCCGGTTTTTGCGTGTCCGTTACGTGCAAAAGCGCATTGCCGCAGGCAACAGGCGCGTGCGGCGCATTATGGCCAGTAATGCCCGCAGACAAGCCAAGGTCCAGCGTTGGATAAAGGAGCTGTGAATATGGCAGATGGTGGATTGTTTGGTGATGTCATGCGCCCGCCCCCGGTTAATCTGGAGGCCGAGCGGCATTTGCTAAGCGCCATACTTACCAACAACAAGGTATTCTTCAAGGTAGAAGAGGTTGTTGAACCAGAGCATTTTGCCAATGCGTTAAATGGTCGGGTTTTTGAGCTGTGCCGCCATCTGATTAATTCGGGCAGGCAGGCAGATCCCATTACCTTGCAGCCCATGTTGGAAGGGGATGTGCTTCTCGGGCGCATGACGGCGCAGGAATATCTGGCCTCTCTCCTAACTGCTCTGGGCAGTGTTCTAATGGGGGCGGATTATGCCGCTGCCATCCGGGATGCGTGGGTAAGGCGTTGCCTGTTCAAGACCTGTTCAGAAATTCTGGACCGTTGCTGTCGTCCTGGGGACGAAAGCGGGGCAGAGATCGTAGATGCCCTGGAAACTCACCTGCTGGATTTGGCCCGCGGTACGGATGAAGCATTGCCAACCTACAGTCTGGAGCATTCCATGCAGCAGGCACGTTTGGCAGCAGAAGAGGCCGCCCGGCGCGGCAGTGGGCTGGCTGGCATAACATGGGGTTACCGTGCCCTGGACCGCATGACTGGCGGCCTTATGCCCTCTGCCATGTATCTGTTGGGTGCACGCCCGGCTATGGGCAAAACGTCTCTGGGTTTTGGCATTGCTGTTCGCTCTGCGGCAGCTGGCCACAGCGTGTTGTTCTGGTCGGGTGAAATGACAGCCCCGCAGTTAGGTGCACGCGCCGGTGCCGCATGGGCAGACCTGTCCACACAATCCGTTTTTACGGGTCGCCGGTACGATATCCCCGAAGACGTGGAAACAGGCGAGCGTGAGCCCCTGTCTGCCTGGCAATGGGGTGAGCTGGAAAAAGGCGAGCATGCTGCGGCAGCCCTTTCCCTCCAGATTGATACCCAGCCTCGCATAACCGTTGCCAAACTCCGGTCCCGTGCGCGGCGGATGAAGCGGAGCAAGCGCGGGCTGGACCTGATTGTTGTGGACTATGTTGGCCTCATGTCGGCCGGTTCCACATACGAAGATCAGCGGACATATGAACGCATTACAAAGGTTTCTGGGCAGCTCAAGCAGCTTGCAACCGAACTGGAAGTGCCCATTGTCGTTCTGGCGCAGCTCAACCGTGAAACAGAGCGGCGGGAAGACAAACGCCCTATGATGTCTGACCTGCGCGATGCCGGGGCTTTGGAGCAGGATGCGGACGCCATTCTGCTCCTGCACCGAGAGCACTACTATCTCAAAAAGCAGATTGATGCAGGTCTGACCAGAAAAGACAAAGAAAGCTCCGAAGATTATGCAAACCGTTGCAGCGCCTTGTTGCAGCGCACGCAAGCGGCTGAAGGCAAGGCAGATGTTCTGATCCCTAAAAATAGGCAAGGGCCGGAAGGAACCTGCCACCTGCATTTCACAAACCGCACAACATGGTTCCGCGATACGTCTGAGGATGAACGTAGTCCCGCATGGGTATCGACCACAGAAGGGGGGATGTGATGGCAGCGCCACGATTTGGAAAACATGCCCGATCAGTCATGGCAGACCGGCGTTGGGCATTATTACCGCTGTCTGCCCGTGCTGCATGGCTCCAGTTGACTGACATAGGCGATGTTATGCCCGAATTGCGTCACCCTCGTTCTGGGGGTGCCGTAAAACAGGACGAGCTGTGCCGTCTGCTCGCCGCCCACCCAGATGAGTTTTCCCATGCCCTTGAGCACCTAATCGAACGACAGATTATGGAACCTGTGGGGAATGGCTTTCGGTTAAAGGTTTTTTGATTATGGCCCGCAAGAACATGGGAAAGCTCATTCTGGACATGGGATGTGACATCCGCATGCAGGCCCTTGGGCATGCTGCGTTTGGTATCTGGGTCATGCTGGTTGGTCTGATTGATGAAATCGGGCTGGACGGCAGCGTAACCTTTGGCATGGCGCGTGCGCCTTCTTTGGCTGATGTCGCCCGTATTCGGTTTGGCATGACTGAAACCGAACTGAAAACCCATTTGGAAACCCAAAGTCAAACCGAGCTGATCTCATGGAACGATGGGACGCAAACGCTGGCTTACGGTCCAGAATTGCAACCAAGCAAACGAACTCTTGCAAACCGTGAGAACGGTAAAAAGGGCGGAAGACCGCCGGGTAAGCGAATTACCGAACGTACGGACCCGGCGCAACGTCATATGCCGCCTATGCTCATAAAGGGAGGAAACGCCGTGCAGGAAGGCAAAACCCATTCAGAAACCCACAACTCTATAGCTAAGCTAGCTAATACCGAAGGTAATAAAGCTACAGCTAAGCTGTGTGAGCCTACCAAAGAAGCGATAGATACAGTTTATCGGCGCATCGGCCCCAAAGCCTTCGATGCGGCTGGGTTTGATCCTGCCAGAAGCATGCAGAACTGGTCAGCTGCACGGCAATGGGCCGCTGACGGCTTGACCCGTGGAATGAGCGCGGATGAAATCGAGCGGCTGGTAGTCGCAGAAATTACGGCCATTACAGAGCGTCAGAACGCGGCAGGTAAGCCAGTAACCCATCTTGGGTACTTCAAAAACGCCATTTCTGAAGCCATAGCGCTGGGGAATATCCCCGCTCCTGTCCGTTCGGCAGAGGAAGAAGCTGCTGAAAAAGACTGGGAGCAGGCAATGAAGGACTGGATGCGCGGTGGTGCAAATGGCCCTCAGCCCGCGCTGGCGGATTTTTTGCAAAAGGCGGCGGCCTGATCATGTCCCCAGTTCCAACATTCCGCCCTTTTGCAGCAACGCCAGCAGCAGCTGCCTCCCCTCAGAGGGCATCTGCTGCTTCTCGTGGTTATGGGCGCCGTTGGCAGAAAGCCAGAAAGCAGTTCTTGCTTGAGAACCCTATCTGCCAGTGTTCGGACCCTACGTGTCAGCGCCCTGCAACTGAGGTGGATCACATACGCCCGCACCGTGGGGATTATGACCTCTTTTGGGACGAGAGCAACTGGCAGGCACTCACCAAGGAATGCCACTCGCGTAAGACTGTCAGTGAAGGACGGAGGACATATTGATATGGTGCAGGGGCAGCATCGTGGTCCATTCGCGCCATGGCGTAGGCCTTATGGTCTGCGCTTTATCCGGCAATGGGGCGACTGTTCGCGCATTGCGGATGCGTGTGGCGTAACCGCTCAGGCAGTCAGCCAATGGAAGCGTGTTCCTGAGCGCCACCTTACAACTGTTGCCAGCCTGCTGAATACAACCCCTGAACGTCTCCGTCCTGATATTGCCCAGAGGAAGCTCATGACATCAGCCAGCATGCACCCCAATGATGCAGCCGCAGCGTTGGCCTTATTAAACAGCCAGACAGACCGAGCGGTTGCCGAGTTTGAAGACCTGTATCTAGACGCACAAAAGGCCATCGCAAACCTGCACCTTGCGCGCTCCCATGTAGAAGAAGCGAACCTGTCTTATGAGCGTGCTCGTATGGCAGTGAGGCGAAGCAGATCAGCAATGGCACGGGCTCGTCGCCGCATGCGTGACGCTGGGATAGCTATCCCTGACTTTGATGCAGATCCTCTGCCGACCGACCCCTCCCCTACCTTCAGCACTCAAGAGGTAGGGGGGGTCAAACCATCAGGCAGTCAAAGTGTGGACCGCATCCCCCCTCAGCGCGTATCGCCGCGAAATTCCTGAAACTTTTTTTTGGAGACAAATTATGGCTCGTGGACGGATTCCGAATTCGCCAGAACTGAATGAGGCCAGAGGCAACCCTGGAAAACGGGCAAAAAAGCTGCGCGTTGCTGATATTGCACCCATTGCGGGTATTGAAGCGCCGAAACATATGGGCGCCAAAGGCCGCAAATTCTGGGCCGATGTGGCCGCGTATATAACTGACAGTCGTATCGTCCGCGTTTCAGACCGAAACATACTGGCCCGCTATTGCGAAACCCTTGCCGACTATGTGAAGGCAACTCGTGAGTTAGACAAGCAGGGGCACGTTTACTGGACAGAAAGTGCCCATGGGAAGATGCAGCGCATCAGCCCGCATTTTCTGGTGCAGGAGCGCCTGGTTAAGCGGTTGCAGGACATGGAGGATCGTTTGGGGCTTACCCCGGCCTCTCGCCAGCAGATCCTGATGAGGATGGCAGCGAACACACAGACGGCTCTTCCTCTTGATGCTCCCCGTACAGATGCAAGCCCATCTGAAGACGGGGTTGCGGGTGTGCCACAGTTGCCTTCTGATCCTCTCGATTTCTTTAGCCCTGCAGCTGACACGCGTCATTGATGTCTGAGCCGTTGCCTATCCCTCATCTGCCAGCAGGGGCCGAGAAATTTGGCGCATGGTGGGATGAGGAAGCTGCTCAGAGAGCGTGTGCCTTCTTCCCCACGATGCTAAGGCATACTGAAGGTGAATGGGCGGGCAGGCCTTTTCACCTTCAGGATTGGCAAAGAGACGAGATTATCCGTCCGCTATTCGGATGGAAGCGGGCAGATGGTACCCGACTGTACCGGCGTGCCTGGATTGAAATCCCGCGCAAAAATGGCAAGACAGAGCTGGCAGCAGGCATTGCCCTGCTGATGATGTTTGTAGATCGTGAAATGGGTGGCCAAGGCTATTCCATGGCCGTGGATAAAGACCAGGCCAAAATCGTATTTAGCAAAGCCGCCATCATGGCTTCAATGAATGAGGGGCTTTCCAACCGGTTGGAATTGCTAAAGGGGGCTATATTCTGTCCGGCTCTCAACTACTCATTCAGGCCCCTGTCAGCAGGCCCTCAAGGCAAGCATGGTCTGAGCCCAACCTTTGCCATAGGCGATGAGGTGCATGAATGGCGAGATGGAGAGTTGGCAGATGTGGTGCATAAAGGCACCGCTGCCCGAAGACAGCCTCTGGAAATCTATATCACCACTGCAGGTATTAAAGGGATTGGCTACGCCTCCGAACAGCATGAGCTCGCGCTTGAAATCCTTTCTGGCGAGGTCATAGATCCGACTATTCTAGTGGTTATTTTTGCAGCTGGTGAGAATGATGACTGGACCAAGGAAGAGACCTGGCGCAAGGCCAATCCGAATTATGGGGTCTCAGTTAAACCCGACTATATGCGGGAAGAGGCGGAGAAGGCTGCTCGATCCCCCCGTGCTGAAAACGATTTTCGGCGGTTCCATCTCAACCAGTGGACCGAGCAGGTCACACGGTGGATACCTGTTATTGATTGGAAGGCTTCAGCCGGATCTATCGGATGGCAAGACCTGCCTGCACATGTTGCCGGCAGGAGATGTTTTGGGGGAATCGATCTGTCACAGGCGCGGGACTGGAGTTCCCTCTGCTGGTGCTTCCCCCCATTGGATAATGAGCCCGATGGGAATTACATTTTTGTCTGGCGTTTCTGGTTGCCTGAACAATCGTTGTTCAATGAACCTGCGGGCCGTCGCGCGCGGTATCAGTCCTATGTTGATGCAGGTGCGCTTACGTTAATGCCCGGAACCATCGTTGATAACGATTATATCCGTGCTCAGACAAATGCAGATGCTGAACTTTTCCGGCCGGAATGGATCGGGATTGATCCCTTTAATATGGGGGATATGCCCAACCGCATGCGTGACACGGACGGCCTGCCTATTGAGTATTTCCGGCAAGGCTATCTTTCAATGTCGCCCGCCAGCAAGGGGTTTGAACGGTTGGTTCTGGGGCATAAATTGCAGCATGGGGGGCATCCTGTTGCGTCATGGATGGCCCGCAATGTTTCCGTCCAGACAGACCCTGCTGGAAACATAAAACCTGATAAATCGGCTGAAACAGGTGCCGCAGGCAAGATCGACGGAATTGTGGCGGCCATCATGGCCTACGGTGGCGCAACCCTCAAGCCGCCGGAAAAGCCGGTTGGTGTCCAGAACGTCAATGGTATTCTCATAATTGGGTGATAAGCATGCCCCCTGCCCATCTTCGGCGTGAGCCCACGCTGTCATTCCCTGCCCGCCAGCATGCGGGAGCCCCCCAGCAAAAAGATATTGGCACCACGACACTTCCCTCTTTGGGGATGTTTGCGGCATTCGGGGGGTATCCTGCCAGCACAGGCACGCCTGTAACGCCCTTTACTGCGTTGCAAGCTTCGGCCGTTTATGCCTGCGTCAACTGCATTTCTCAGGATATTGGCAAGCTGGAGCTGACATTGCGCCGAAAGCTACCCGGAGGCCGCGGATATGTAGGGGTGCACGATCATCCCTTGCTGAAGGTATTGCGTAAGCCAAATAGCTGGCAAACCTCAAACCAGTTCTGGCGTTATATGATTACATCTCTCAAGCTGAGAGGAAACGCCTACGCAGCCATTGTGCGCAACTGGGGTGGTGAGCCTGTATCCCTAATCCCTTTATCTCCTGACATTACTACTCCGGTCGTCAGCGAGACAGGGCGTGTCTATTACCGATTTTCGCATCCTGCCATTGGCCAGGGGCAGCTCTGGTATCAAGAAAATATCCTGCATCTGCGTGATACCATGGTGGACGGTGGTTATATTGGCTTGTCCCCCATAGCGTATGCGCAGGATGTTATGGGGGTCGCTATTGCGGCTCAGCGGCATGCAGCAATTCTGTTTAGGCAGGGCAACCAGTCTGGCGGTGTGCTCTCAACAGATAAGCCTCTTACCCCCGAGGGAGCAGTGCAGATCGCCAATGAAGTGGCGAAACATTACCAGGGTGTTGAAAACTCTTCCAAGCCCATGGTGCTGGGCAGTGGCATGAAATATGAGCGCATGACCATGACTGCGGAAGAAGCGCAATTTCTGGAATCCCGCAAATTTTCTGTTGAGGAAATCTGCCGGATCTTCCGCGTACCTCCCCACAAGGCGCAACATCCCGTTGGTGGTACATTTGCGGATATTGAAAGCGAAGAACAGGCCTATATTAACGATACGTTACAGCCTGTCGCCACCGAGGCAGAACAGGTCGGCACTGACCGCCTGCTGTTTCAGGACGATATAGACGCAGGCCTTCAGCTCTACTTTGATTTTGCCAGTCTGCTGCGGGGCAACATGAAGGCCCGCTATGAAGGTTACAGTATTGGCACCCAGACCGGCATACTGTCAGTGAATGAAGCTCGCGCCAAAGAAGGTCTTGCTCCCATTGAAGGTGGTGACATTCATCGGTTCCCGCTCAACACAGGCGACATCACGCCTCCATCTGCTCCGCCCACTGGTGCCCCTGGTGATACTGCTCCAGAGGCCAAGCCTGAATCTGCTCCAGCTCCAAAGGATAATTGACCCATGCGTATTGTCTCTCCAGCGCGTTTCGCAAAAATGGCATGGGATGTCCGCAAGCGTGGAACATCAGCACGGCTTGATGACATCATGGTTAAGCATACCTTCATAACGAAACAGCCAGTGGTCGTTGACGGGGGCGGAGAGGAAGGCCGTAAGCTCCGCTACGTTATCACCACCGATGCAGTGGACCGTATGCAGGATAAAGTTTCAGCCAATGGTTGGGATTTGACTGCCTACCTGCAAAATCCGGTTGTGCTCTGGGGACATGACCATGACCTGGTCATAGGAAAGGCTCTCAGCGTTGTTCAGGAAAGCAACGGTCTCAGCGCCACGGTAGAGTTTCAGCCGTCTGATATGCCGGTTGTTGGTCCATGGGCAGACTATGCTTATCGTTCTGGTGTTTCAGGTTTTGTGCGGGCAACCAGCGTAGCATTCTATCCAAAGGAGTGGGAATTTACCGACGATGAAGACCGGGGGGCTGATGGCTGGTTCTTTGGTGGTATCGATTTCAAGCGTCAGGAACTCACAGAGTTCTCCATAGTGAGCGTGCCAGCCAACCCGGAAGCGCTTCTTTTGCCCGAAAGCACCGTCACTCAGCCGCAAAACCTTGAAAACTCCACGGAGGAAGGCAAGGCCGCCGCTCTGTCGGTCGCACGCGCGCAACTCCATGCTACGCGAGCAAGAAGGTTTACGCCCCTGCTCTAGCTGTTCAACCAATGGGGAGGGGCTTGCACAAAGGAAGCGACATGCCCCTCCCGATCAATCTGGAATCCCTCAAAGAACTCCGCCGCCAGCGCAAGAAATATGCAGATGATTACCGCAGTTCTGTTGCTCGGCTGGAAGAACGCGCTATTGCGCGTGTAAAAGCAGCTGAAGACGGTAACCCTATCGCGCCGGACGTCGCTGCTCAGGAGGACAAGGACGACAATCAGACGCTCACGGATTGTCAGGCGGCAATAGCTGATCTGGATACCCGCATCAGCCGCGTTGAAGAGGTATTGAACCTCGATGCCGCTGAAGGTGCAGGTAATGGCCCGGAAGACCCCGCCGAAATGGGGGCGGCCAGCGGTATTACTCGTTCTGTTGCAGGAATCCTGCTTAAAGGGCAGCGTAAGGCCGGGGATCAGTTCATCCATTATATGCTCAGCGTTGGGCATGCTAAAAAATTTGGTTTCCCCAGCGCCATGGAATACGCCCAGAAGCAGCTGGGGAATAATGATGTCGTTAAAGCACTGGCGGCAGGCGGCCAGACCACGGGCGGGGCATTGGTGCCGCAGCAGTTCGTGGCAGACCTCATTGAGCTGCTGCGTGCGGCTACCGTAGTGCGTCGTGCAGGTGCCCGCACCATTGATATGGCAACCGGCAACCTGACTGTGCCCCGGCTTGCTGGGGGGGCATCATCTGGTTATGGCGCAGAACTGGATGACATTGGCATCAGTCAGGAAGAGTTTGACGATGTGCAGTTCAACGCCAAAAAACTGACTACTCTCGTCCCGGTTTCTAACGACCTTATCCGTCGTGCGGCAATGTCTGTGGACAGCATCGTGCGTGATGACCTGATTGCCTCTGCATCCCGGCGTGAAGACCTTGCATTTCTTCTGGGGGCCGGTGCAGCCAAAGACCCTATTGGCATGCTGAATATGGGTGGTGCTGTTATCGTGGGTGGGGCGGCAACGCTTGCTGGTGCCACGGGTACATTGAACGCTCTGGAACTGTCGCTCAAAAATGGGAATAGCCGGATGCTGTCCCCATGCTGGATTTTTCATCCTGCCGTTGAAATGTTTCTCAAGAGCTTGACTGATAGTGTCGGCCATTACTTCTTCCGGGAAGAAATGGATGCGGGGAACCTGAACGGGTATCCTTACTATACAACAACGCAACTCCCCACGAACCTCCAGACAGACGGCAAAGGCACTTATGTATTCTTTGTCGATATGGCCGATATCCTGATCGGTGATGCTTATACGGCAGATATCGAGGTTTCTTACGAAGGTGCATACAAGGGCACCGACGGTGAAATGGTGAGCGCCTTCCAGCGTGATCAGACACTTTTCCGCATTATCCGTGAACACGATATTCAGGCCCGGCACCTTCAGTCCATTGCCGTGGCGGACGTGGATGCCTGGATACCTGGTGGCTGGACAGGCATGTCCTCTGGCTCTCCGTTCACAACCCAGCCGCTCAATACATCAGGCTCGGCGGCTCAGAGCGCCAATCCAACCAAATCCACTACCGGCACAACGGGTTCTGGCACCACCGGCTCCTAATCGTATTCAGCAGGCGGTAGCGTACCGCCTGCTTTCTTCCAATTCAGGGAAAATGACCTCATGCAGTTCAGAAGAGCTTCAGTTCAGCCACAGGAATCTCAGGTTACCACAGAGGCAATCCGCCTTCTGCGGTGGTGGCGCGGGTATCAGAAAGGGCAGGTCGCCCGCTTCCCGACAGAAATTACAGCGCAGCTTAAAGCCAAGGGCTGGGCTGCCCCATATAAGCCAACAAAGGAAGAGGCGCAGGACGACGCTTTGCGGGTGCGTATCCAAGAAGAAGGTCTGGAGCTGGACCGCCAGATGCGCAATGGCGCAATGGCCAACCAGGCTGAGGCGCTTTCTCGGCGGACAGTGGCCCGCTGATGCCAACAACTCTCGTCCTGCGTATTAAAACGCCCCCAGCAAACCCGGCTGTGGCACTCGATCTGGTCAAACGGCATCTGCGTATTGATCATGATGAAGATGACAGCCTGTTAGGCGTCTATATCAATGCCGCCGCCGCATGGGTGGAAAAATACACAGGGCGGGCACTGATCAATACAGAATACACCATGGCAGTGGGGGACCAGCCCATTGCCAACGCATGGCCCATGACCCCCTCCCCTCTTTTGGTTCTCCCATTGGCCTATTCATGGCCTCCCATGCAGCCACGTCCCATGCGATTGCTGCGTGCGCCATATTCGTCTTTTGGCGGCATAACAGTCATTGACCCAGATGGCACGGAAGAGACAATTCCGCCAACAGGCTATCGGCTGGATGCTGCATCAGAGCCTGCCAATTTCCGGCTGACAGGTGGTTTTGGGTTACTCCGTGGGCGGCATCTGCTGGTAACATTTACCGCGGGTTATGGTGCGGATAGCACAGCAATACCATCCGATATCCAGCTCGCTCTCTGCATTCTTGTTGCTTACTTCTATGAAAACCGTGGCGATATGAGCATGGATAGCATGCCTGATGCCGCCGCCTCCCTTCTCTTCAATTATCGTCTGGTGTGGTTCGGTGCCTGAAGATGAACGTGTCAGAGTGGGGCGGCTGCGCTGGCCCATACTCATAGCTACCCGCGAACAGACGCCCGAGGCGGCAGGCGTGGGAATTGTAGAGGCATTTCCAGCCATGGCTAGTGTGCGGGCAGATGTCCAGCCCGTGGGTGCCATGACCTATTGGGGAAGCATGCAAACGGATAGTCCCGGCATGACGCACCGCATTTTCATTCGTTGGCGGGATGCCCTGGACAACACAACCGTAATTTTCCGCACCAGCCTTCGTACGGACGGCACACTGCGCTGGGAGCGCTTTCGTGTCAGGCGGTGCAAGGAACTGGGAGGCCGCAAGCGTTTCCTCTGTATCGAGTGCGAACTGGAGCAGACAGGAACAGGGAACAATCCTGATGTCGGGCAATAGCAGCATAGAAATAGAATTTCCCTCATATGTACTCGAATATGACCGTGCTCAACTGCGAAAGAGTTTGCAGGTAGCAGGACGTGAAGTGGCTGCAAAGGCTCGGCAGAATATTCGTAATTCTGTTGGTGGTGGCCGTCTCTACTATGGGCCGGGTGGTTCTATTGGATACCGAGGTGGAAGCAGTACAGGCGCATATCGTGCCTCTGCCCCCAGTCAAGCACCAGTTAGTGTGACAGGAACGCTGGCACGTTCCATTAAGGCCAAGCTCAGGCGGGGCCGCACAGCAGATGTCGAGACAATCCGTGACGCGGCTTTCTATGCGAAGTTCCTGGAGGCCGGGGCCAAGGGGGGCGGTCCCGCCAAACGGAATCAGCGCGCACGGGGTAAAACCTATGTTTCCGGGGGGCGTATTCTACAGCCCCGCAAATTCCTGTCGGCAGCCCTGGCGCAGTGTGCCCCCGATATCCGCCGCCGTCTGGCAGATGCTGCCGTCCAGGGTGTTGTTATGGAGCGCGTTAAAAAATGAACATTAGCGATGTCATTCGCCAGATCCGCGAAAACTCCACATTCCTTGCAAAAGACCCCAACGGGGAGCGGTGCTGTGCTGGTGCTGCCGAGCTCGCGCAGATTGTTGACAAAGCATGGCTGGCCCGCCCTGCAGCCTATGTCCTTCCTGTGGAAGATGATGCCGAAGGCAATGTTTCCCAAAACGGATTGGATCAGAACGTAACGCAAACAATTTCTGTTGTAGTTGACCTGCCGAACGTGGCTGATCCTCGTGGCCAGCTTTCTGCGTCAACGCTTGATGCAGCACGGGCTGATCTGTTCCGGTGCCTCCTTAACTGGCGACCGGACTGGTCCACTGGCAATCAGGGTTTTTCATACGCCGGGGGCAATCTGGTGCAGATGGACCGCCAGCGTATGCACTGGCAGTTCCGCTTCTCCTTGAAAATCCTGATTACGGATGAAGATGGCTGGCAGCAGCCAGAGGAACAGATCACAGAAATAAATGGAATACTGACCGATCCGCAAACGGGCGAAGAGACATCGCTGAGTTTTGCGGTCTCCAATGATGGAGCAAACACATGAAAATTTACCCGGTAGCGGGACGCACTGCGCGTGATCCCGTAACACTGGAGCCGGTGCCAGCCTCTGGCAAAACGGTGTCGGATTATGACCCCTACTGGGTGCGTCGTCTGCGCGATGGCGATGTATCCAAGACTGCACCGGATGCCGCCGCCCCTTCATCTCCCGCAACAGCAGTGGCCGCTACCGTCGCACCGCCGCCAGCAGCGCAGGCTAGCGGGGGTGCGGCATGAGCGGTACAATCACCTTTCCCAACTATCCTGCAACCAACCGTGTCCCCGGAATTTTCGCGGATATAGACCCCAGTCAGGCAAACACGGCAACAGTTACTCTGCGGGCACTTATTATCGGGCAAATGCTCCCGGTAGGTACGGCAACTGCAGGTCAGGCTGTAATTGTGCCCAGTGTTACTGCAGCGCGTGCGCTGTTTGGTGATGGCTCGCAGGCTGCCATTGCGGTCAAGCACTATCGGAATATCGATACGTTTGGCGAGTTGTGGGTATTGCCACTGGGTGATGACCCAGAAGGTGTTGCAGCCAAAGGCGGCATTGGCATCACAGGCACGCCATCTGGCTCAGGTTCCATTATTTTTGAGATTGATGGCGAACTGGTGACTGTCAGCTACAGCGCGGCAGATGCACCGGCCGATATTCTGGCCCGCATTGCCACTGCCATGGTTAGCGTTGCAGATATTCCGGTAAGTGCAGGTGCGGTTGCCGCAGGCACTCTCCCACTTACAGCACGCAATAAAGGTGAGGTTGGTAACGATATTCTTCTGGCAATATCAGATGCCTCGTCCGACTACGCCGCCGACGGATTGACCATTACCCTGACCCAATTTTCAGGCGGTACAATCAACCCATTTGCAGCTCTGCCGACAGCACTGGCCAGCCTTGGCACACGGGCATTCGATTTTGTAGGCTGCCCATATCTGGATACGTCCACTCTGCCCATCCTCAAAGAGTTCTGGAATGATACGGTCGGGCGTTGGTCCTGGCAGCAGGAGCTTTTTGGTCATGTGTTCAGCGCACGGCGTGGAACACTGGGGCAAAACGCGGCATTTGGCGCAACGGTCAATAACGAGCATCTGACCGTGATGCCGGTATTCGATAGTCCCCATAGCCCCTTGCGGTGGCTTGCCGAAATTACAGCCGGGGTTGCTGTCAAATGCCGCATAGACCCCGGCGTGCCCATTACCCAGGTTGCCCTTACAGTCGGTGCGCCCAGTGTTTCCAACCGGCCAACATTCTCCGAGCAGAACACTCTGCTCTATGATGGGCTTTCCACATTCAGCGTGGCTGATGATGGTACGGTATCCATTCTCCGTCTGGTCACAACGTACCAGACCAACGGTTCGGGCATGCCAGATGATTCCTATCTGGACGCGGAAACCATGAACCAGCTGGCCTATGTCATCCGTGATCTGCGTAGTTTCCAGGCACCTTACCTGACAAAAAAATTGGTGTCTGATGCAACGGCAATCCCTGCAGGCTCCAGCGCGATTAACGCTCCGGTAGTCAAGCAGGCCTTGATTAGCCGGTACCGCCAGTTGGAAGCAGGCGGTTACGTGCAGAACAGTGCCAAATTCGCCGCAGCCATTCTGGTCAAGAATATCGGTGGTGGGCGTCTTCAGGAGTTGCTGCCAGTCGATGTCGCCAATCAGGTGCGCAACATCGCAATGCTCATCCAGTTCCGTAAAAGCTGAGGATTAAGAAAATGTCGAACATGCGCCGCTCAGGCGTTGCAGCAGGGTTCATTGATGGCGTGCCTTACGACATTATCGAAACCCGTTACAGCCCGACAAAAGTGGTAAGGGAAACCCTCAAAGGCCAGAACGGTATTCATGGCTTTTCTGAAATGCCCCAACAGGGGCGCATTGTCATGTCTATCCGCGATGCCGGGGGCATGAGCGTGGCTGATTTTAGTGACATGTCAGACAATGAAGTGCAGCTCAGTCTGGCCAACGGCAAAACCGTTGGTGGGGCGGGTATGTGGTGCACCGAAGCGGTGGAAGTCAACACGGTGGAAGCCACCATGGAAGTCACTTTTGAAGGCGCTTCAGTTACGGAAACACTCGCATCATGACCAATGAAACAGAGAATGCACCAAACGACCAACTCCCCGAAACGCTCATCATCCCGCTTGACCCTCCAATAGAAGTAAAGGGGGGTGGCTGTTATTCAGAACTGTCCTTGTCCGAACCGCTGTCCGGGCAGGTGCTCAATGCAGAAAAGCACCTGAAAGGAAACTTTGGGGCAGCTGAACTGCGTCTGTACGCCCTCACGCTGGTTTCTCAAAACAGCGGTGTGCCCATGAGTGTGCTGCGGGACTACTGCCCCATTGGTGTGCTGAACAGGGCGGCAAACTATCTCCAGCGTTTTATAGAAGCTGGCCAGAACACTGGCGACAGCTAGCCGTAAGGCTGGCTGACCGCCTCCACTGGTCAGCACAGGACACCCTGGCCCTCACAGGGTCCGAAATCCTGTGGTGGACCGAGCAGCTTGCACAGCTAGATAAAAGCAGAGAAACCGATGGCTAGCGGCTTTACCATTACAATTTCGGCCGTGGATCGGGCCAGCAAGGTGATGGACACCATCACCAAGCACATTAACGCCATGAACGCCCCGACACGCAGATTCAAAGCATCTTTTGGCCGGTTCATGGATGCAGCCGGTATCAGTCGAGTTGCCGGGGCATTCCGCGGGTTTGCCCGCTCTGGTCTTTCTGCGGCCTCTTCCCTGCTCAGAATCATCGAGCCGATGGGCATTCTAACCGGGGCGGCAAGCCTTGCCGGCATTTACAAACTGACGACCAGTTGGGCTCAGTTTGGTTCCCAATTGGGGTTTACGGCCAAGCGCATAGGCATCATGCCGGACAGACTGCAAGCCCTTCAAGGGGCCGCCGAATTGGCAGGGGCGTCTGCTGGCTCCCTTTCCTCTGGGTTGCGTGGCCTGCACGACAACATGGTTAACGCCATTGGCGGTCGGAATAATGAAGCGCTTCTGTATTTCCGCCAGCTCGGTATTAACATAGGCAACATGCGCCAAGGTGCGCGCAGTGTGACTGAAATACTGCCCCAGTTGGCCGATAAGATAGCAGCGCTAAAAGACCCAACCTTGCAGGCTCGCGTCGCTACCGCAACGCTGGGTGCCGCAGGGGAAGAGCTTCTGCCGTTCCTGCGCTTGGGCTCCAAAGGAATCCAGCAATATCAGACAGAAATGCGCCGGTATGGCGTGACCAATGCCGCCGGGGTGGAGGCTGCCAATAATCTGCGTATGGCGCAAACGCGCCTGAGCTGGGCAACGCGCGGGCTAGCGTACTCCGTAGCAGAACAGGCTGCCCCCGGCCTGCAGGCACTCTTCTCGTGGTTTACCGACCTCATTGCTAAAAATCGTGAACTCATTGCCGCCCGCATAGGTGCCGCCATTCAGGCCTTTGCCCAGTGGATCATGGGCGTGGACTGGAAAGGCGTTGCGGACGATATCAACACCATTTTCAATAATGTGCAGGATACGGCCAAGGCTATGGGCGGTTGGAAAGAGGTCGCCAAGGGTGTTGGTGGCGCTATCGTTGAGCTGCTGATAGCCCGCATGCTGCTCGGCTTTGGCATGACCCTGCTCAAGATTATTCAGGTCACAAAGGCCCTCAAGGCCATGGGGTTGGCTGCCGGGGCAGCAGACGCCGCCGCAGGCGGTGCGGCCGCTGCTGGGGCGGGCAAGGCCGCATCAAAAGGTGGGCTGCTGTCTGGCATATGGGCGTTGCTCAAATGGGGTGGACGCACCGGTCTGAAAATTGGGAAATACGGTGGTGTTGCTTATGCGGGTTACGAAGCCGCTACCATGGGAGGTGCCAGCCTTTCCAAGAATGACACCATCATGCGCGGGCGTCCCCTTCCCGCCGAAATTGCCACGGAAGCCCGTGCGGCAGCTGCCCGCTATGGCGTGGACCCCGACCGTTTCCTGTCCCTGCTCCGGACCGAGGGCGGCGGATATACCAATGTGTCCCCAGCCGGAGCTTTTGGACCTGGTCAGCTCATGCCGGATACCGCGCGCGAACTAGGGGTAGCAGCCTCTATCGATGATCCCGACTACACATGGCAGGGCAATATAGATGCGTCTGCCCGCTACCTGCGGCAGAACGTGGATAAATCTCGTGGCAATTACACTGTGGCAGAAGCCCGTTACAATGCAGGCCCCAACAGTGCTGCCGTCGGTCGTTTCGAGCAGACAGGGGACTACTCCGCATTGCCAGCCGAAACACGGGATTATGTGCGTTCCATTGATACAGAAACCGCCGTTGCCAAACGGCAGCAGCATGATGGTGGCTCAGATGTGCCGTCTAAAATGACCATAGCACTGGAGGTGCATTCCAAAGATGGCGGCAATACCTCTGTGCGGGTGCGTGACGTTAAAACGCAAGGCGGCACAGCCCCGCGTGTCGTTGCCCCCATGCCTGTGCAGTAAAGGGGGGCGGCATGTCTTTTATTGAACTCTATATTCCGGCCATCTGGCGCGGAGTACCATTTCTGGTGCGCGATAGTGGGTTGACCGTTGGCCGGCGTACTGCCGTGCACACATACCCCTACCGGGATGATCCATGGCCTGAAGATATGGGGCGTGGCCCGCGCGTCATGTCGTTTGCCTGCCGTCTGGTGGGTGATGATGTGTATTTGCAACGTGCGGTCATGGCGGCAGCCTGTGAACTGGAGGGGCCGGGCCTGCTGGTCCATCCAACACTCGGGCCGGTGCGTTGCAGTCTGGTAGAGCCCGTTACATTCCGCGACAGGGGGGATGCGCAGCGAGAGGTGCAGTTTGAGCTGGTGCTCATGCAGGCCGGGTCTCGGGTATTCCCTAATCTGCTGCTCAATACGCAAAATGCCATTCTGGTAGCCGCAGCTGCTGCGGTCCTCACGGTTGCCAGAGTCCTGGTTACCGAACTGTCCGGCATACGCAGCCCTGCCCCAGTGCTACGTCTTGGGGCACATAATGTGGCCAGCGCATGGGGCGCGTCAGCTGCGGCCGTCTCGCGTGACCCCGGGGCCATTGCCAGCGAGGGCTCGGGTCTGCCGGGCCTGAATGGCCGGTATGATCAGGGAATGTTGGCTGTATCCGCCCCGGCTTCTGCCACCATCAGCACACAACGTGCGGCAGTTGTCGCCTCTCGTACCGAGCTGGATGGTGCTGTGGCATCGCTGGTTGAATCGTCGTCAACTGTTGTTGCGCAACCGGAGGATTTTGCGGCAGCTGCGCGTTCTGTCGTTACAGCTATCGCGGGGGCAACCATCAGCCCGGCCGATCGCATTCGGCTTCTGTCAGGTCTGGCGGCTTATCAGCCCTATATCTCCAGCACGACAGCACCCATAGGAGCGGACCTGGCCACGGTGCGTAGTGCCGTGGGCGCTCTATTGCGCCGGCAGGCGCTGATTGGTCTGGCGGAAGCCATAGAAGCAGCCAGCCCGGATAATGCCCAGACGGCGCAACAGATCCTTACAACCTTCGTGCAGCTCATCGATGCCGAGATTATTATCGCGGCCGATAATGCCGAAAGCGGGGCTTATGACATGCTCCGCACCCTGCGCACAGCGGTTGTGTCTGACCTCAGCGCACGGGGTGCCCAGCTGGCCAGTCTGGTTTCCTATTCCTTCAACGTGCGTATGCCAGCGATTGCCCTTGCGTATCGTCTGTATCAGGACGCATCCCGCACGCGTGACCTGATCTCTCGTGCCAATGCAGCGCATCCACTGTTCATGCCCACACAGTTTCAGGCTTTGGACCAATGAGCACACTCTCCTCTCTGGTTGGTGGCAGTGTCCCCGACATAAATACAGATGTCACTCTGACCATAGGTAACGTGGCATGGCGGGGCTGGCAGGATATCCGAATTTCCCGCGGGTGCGAGCGCATGCCAGCGGATTTTGAAATATCAGTGACTGAAAAATACTTGAGCCCTGATCAGATCGACATCCGCCCAGGGCAGCCCTGTATGCTGGCTATCGGGAATGTCCCGGTTATCAGCGGATATGTGGATGTTTACAATGCCAGCATCGGGCCGGACGAACACAGCGTGCGTATTATGGGCCGCTCCCGCTGCTCGGATATTGTGGATGCCCATGCCGTGGTGCCCAACGGGCAGTTGGGGAACTGCGATATTGTGCGTCTGGCAACTGAGCTGTGCAAGCCATTCGGGGTGCAGGTTGTAACCCAGAACCTCAACCTGCCATCGGACCCCAAGGACCGGATTATCCAGTGGTTTAACGTCAATTTGGGGGAAACGCCCTATAATCTGATAGAGGTGTGTGCCCGCTATATGGCCGTCCTGGTGTACGATAATGCGGATGGCAATCTTGTTCTGGCCTCTGTCGGAACGACCTCCCATGCCAGTGGCTTTGCCGAAGGAGTGAATGTGATTGGCGCGGATGTGTCGTTCAGAATGGATGAACGATACAGTGAATATTCCCCGCACTTGTTTACCATTCAGAGTTTTAATGACTTCGACAGTCCCAATCAGGGCAATGCTTTCCCCTCTATTTATGACCCCGGCGTGCCCCGGTATCGGCCATTCTTTGTCATAAGCGAACAGTTTGATTCTCGTGGTTATCTCGCGCAACGTCGTGCGCTGTGGGAAATGCAGCGTCGGCGTGGGCGCTCCCAGGCTGTGCGTATCGTCTGCGATTCATGGCATGATAGCGCAGGCCAGTTATGGGCGCCCAATATGCTGGCCCCCCTGCACCTGCCCTCGCTTAAGCTGCCCAACTTGAACTGGCTGATAACCGGCGTGACGTTCTTCAAGGATGATCGCATGGGAACCCGGGCGGAGCTGGAGATGATGCCGCCAGAAGCCATGTCTGTAGAGCCTGCGACACAGCAGCCATTTGACTGGCAGGTAGCAGAAAATCAGGCGAACGGAACGGAGTATTAACATGAACCGTATCTATCGCTGGTTGTTTGGCCGTGGCCGCACAACACTGCCTGCGCGCGATGGCGGGGCCGTGCAGACTGTGCAGGTCCGCCTGAGCCCCCAGGAATTGCTGGATGACCGCTCAGTTATTATCGCTTACGGCCTGATCAGTTCGCCGCCAGTGGGGGCAGATGTCTTGTTGGTATGTGGGTCAGGCGACCGCTCGGATAGTGTTGTAATCGCCCATAACCACCAGCAGTACCGCTATACCGCCGCGCAACCGGGCGAGGCTGGGCTGCACAATGGCGTCTGTGGCAGCACCATACTGCTAAAGGCCAATGGGGATGTGTATATCAGGCCCGCATCGGGCAAGGTTGTTATGGATGGTGGCACAGTAACAGCCGACGATTTTATCACAACATCTGGCGTCAAACTCTCCGATCACACCCATGGTGGTGTGCAAAAGGGTGGCGACAAAACTGCAGGCCCACAGGGGTAAGCCATGGCTGATATCCGCCTTGTTTATGATAACACCAAAATGCATTGTGACTGGGTGATAACTGATGGTGATGTGGATACGGATGCGGATCTGGAAACCGCGGTTCTCTTCTCCCTCTTCACCAATGCCCGCGCGCCGGATGGAACCCAGCCACCAAACGGGTCTACGGACCTCGGGGGGTGCTGGATAGACAACATGGAAGGATATTCCATGGGCTCCCTGCTATGGACCATTGAAGGGGCAAAAAAGACTGGCAACAGCCTGCTAACCCATGCCCGCACAATTTGTGAGCAGGCCTTGCAATGGCTACTGGATGAAAAAATTGTCGGAAGCATTACGGTGCAAACCTCGTGGCTGAACGCTACAGCCTTGAATATCGGCATCCGAATGATCAAGCCCGATGGGTCCGATATCTCTTTCCGGTATGCGTGGGCGTGGAAGGAGCCTGCGCGTGCCATATCCTCAAAAAACCCTTTCTGAACTTCAGGCGTCCTCGTGGAGTGATATTGTCTCCAGCAATATCATGCGCGGCGTATCAATCTTCCCGCGTTCTGTTCTCAACCGCCTGTCATGGATGTTCTCCAATCTGGTCTGGGGGAATTATGACTATATTGGATGGTGCTACCGGCAGGCCGTGCCCTGGACAGCCGAGGATGAAAATCTGGACGCATGGGCGGCACTCCGGGGCATTTACAAAAAAGATGCGACGCTAGCCTCTGGCACAGTTCTTTTTTCTGGATGCACGCCGGGCGTGGAACTGGCTGCAAACACGGCAGTCTTGCGGGCCGATGGACTTTCCTATTTCACCTCATCCGTAGCTGTTGCTGGGTCAGATGGCGTACTGAATGCTGAGGTCACTTGCGATACGGCAGGGGCGGATGGAAACTGTGATAACGGCACTGGCTTTGCTCTGCTCACCGCTCAGGACGGCATACCAGCCGCTGGTATTGCATCAGGCAGTTTTACCGGCGGCGCAGATGCAGAGCAGGATGGCCCGTTCCGTACCCGCATGCTCAAAGCCTACGCCGCGCGTGATGGCGGCGGCCGGGCAGATGATTACGTGGAATGGGCCACTGCCGTTGCCGGTGTAACCCGTGCATGGTGTAACCCCAACGGTGCTGGCTCTGGCTCCGTCGTGGTGTATGTCATGCTGGATAAGGCGCAGGCAGCTCATGATGGCTTTCCGCAGGGGACCAACGGTGCGGCCACAGCGGAGCCGCGCTATACAACCGCCACAGGTGACCAGTTGGCGGTAGCCAATGCCATCCAGCCCAATCGGCCCGTCACGGCGCTGGTCATTGTTTGTGCCCCAGCTCCCTTCCCCATTAACGTCACGCTGGCTGACCTGTCTCCCAGCACGCCAGATCAGTTGGCAGACATGAAGGCCGCTCTTGCTGATCTATATGTGCGGAACGGCACGCCATTGGGGATGACCATTCCCCAGAGTGACATTGAGGAAGCTCTGTTATCAACCGGGGCGTCCTTCACGCTTTCTGCACCGGTTGGGCCTGTGGTTGTTCCTCTGGGGGCGTTGCCCACTGTGGGTGTGGTCGCTTCAACATGAGTATCCCCAGCTGGTCAGCCAGCCAGATTCTGGAGCAGTTCAAAAAGACAATGCCTTTCGGTCGTGCATGGCCGCGTGAAGCAGGCACTGTCCTGGACGGCGTTTTATCTGGCTTCATGCCTATGGCAGAGCGGGTGATTAACGATGCGCGCTCTATCGTGCCCAACGTCTTCCCGGCAACAGCATCGTACCTGTTGCTGGAGTGGCAGAAAACGCTCGGTCTGCCAGATCCGTGTGCCGGCGCCAACCCTTCTATGGAGCAGCAGCAACGCCAGGTTGCTGCGCGCATGGGCGATGCAGGCGGCTCATCCATAGAGTATTATGTACGGTTTGCAAAAACACTTGGTTACACAATAACTATTAGCGAGTTTTCAGCAGCCCGTGCTGACTTTCTGCGCGCGGATGATCCTGTTGCAGATGCCTTCTGGGATTACGTCTGGCGCGTAAACGCCCCAGCCACAACAGTAAATTACTTTAGTGCAGATGCCTCCTACGCAGATGAGGCACTGGCAACATGGGGTGATGCAGTTCTGGAGTGCGAAATATCGTCCCGCGCTCCGGCCCACACCAGAGTTTTCTTTTCTTACGGATAAAATCATATGGTTTACCGAATAGACGACGTAACGGCTGTATCTGCCCTACCAGCGTTGCCGACAGATAACATTGGCGAACCTGGCTTTTTTACCGGTGGTTCCACAACGGGGCAGTCCCCTACCCGGGTGCGGTTCTGGTGGCTGAACATGGTGCAGGAGGAACTGATCAATATTGCTCAGGCCGCCGGTATTGTTTTCGACAAAACAAAAAATGATCAGTGCATTACGGCCATTAAACAGCTTATTTCTGACGTGGCCTCCAGCGCGGTGATGGGAACGCCTGGAGTGCTGGCAGACGGGGACGTGGCTGGCAAACTGCTGTATTACGCTGCAAACCAGAAAGCACCTGTGTTTGTCTATGGCACAACTACTGTTGCGTTGGTCAGCAGCACGGCCTTGGTCACGGTCCTTCAGGGGTTTCTGCCCTTGGTTGGCGGCAATGTCACGGGTGCAATGGACTGGGGCAGCAAAACAGTTGCCAGCACCGTTACGCATCGCTTCTGGTCTGCCGGGCCGCCT